TAGGTCTGTTCTCTACAACTGATAAGCATGAGAGAGGGTGATGCGATTGTTTCGATGAGTCTTCTCCGATTGCTCGGCGCATTCTACCTTATATGCTAGCTATAACCCTCACTGCTGCCTATCAGAATACGTCTTTGTTTAATTAGTAAGCATACTCCCAAGCACATGACTCGGACTCGACATCTTTCGACCGCCCTTTACACCATTCAGCTATTACTGAACCTAGGATGCGCTGGGAAGTATGCTTACTAAGGTGCTCGTACAACACCTGATAGTTATTTTAAGGTAACTATAGGCATTGACAAATAGATTTCAGACGTGTATATTCTAAATAGAACGCACGAATGAGCACCCCGCAAGGGGTGTTTTCTATTTGCTTGAACGCACAAATAGTTAAACTTAATCTAGCACCTACATATAAGTATTGTCAACTCTACAGGGGTGAAACTATATTATCCTAACTTTCTTTATATTATGTATTGACAATATATGAAGGGTACTATATATTGGTAAGTATCAACTAATGATGAAAGGCGAAAAACCATCATGAACGAACTGATTATCAACGTAAACAAGGTAGACATTACCAAGCCAGCACAGTTTGCTGAGTTCGTAGCTAAGGCTAACCAACTCAAGAACGTACTAGAAGAGGCTTGGACTATCGTAGAGCAGCAAATGCTCGATGCTAACGTCAAAGAAGTATCAGGTGCCTGGGGCAAGATAGCTTTCGAGAATGCAGAACTATTACAAGTTGTAGATGCAGACATACTAGACGCAGCAGTCACCAAGCCAGCACTGGACACTAAGGCAGTCCGTGCTTACCGTGAACTCTACCAGGAGCTTCCAGCAGGTGTTGGTAGCAAGAACATTACTAAGTTTGTTAAGCGCATCAAGGTTAAGGGTTAGTCATGAACCACGGCGTTAAATGTACAGAATGTGGCAGTCTCGCTATCCTCTATACAAAAGGTGAGTTTGCAGGTCTATGGGAATGTCAGAACGATGATTGTGGAGCAACTGATGAACACGATCATACCGGTGAAGATACCAGAACCTATACCACTGAAGGCTGGCCAACCAGTCCAGACGAGGTACCATCTACTGAAACAGTAGAATACTACGCAGTCTGTGGAGTGCCAGTTAATGGGTAACTTACTACTCGATTCACTCATACACTTTACCAAGACAGTTAACGAAGAACTCGACAAGGCAATGGAGGTACAAGGCGATGAATAACATGATTAGAACACTGGATCTGTTACACAAGCTGGCTAAAGTAGCGTTCTGGGGAGCCAGTACCTATACTGTGGTTATGGTTACTATTTATTTTTTAAGAAACATGTACTAAGGAGAAAAGACAATGGCAGGAAATAAAGCAGGCGGCCTAGCAGCGGCCAAAACTAACAAGCAAAAGTATGGCAAAGACTTCTACCGTAAGATCGGATCTAAGGGTGGTAAGAGTAGCGGTACAGGTGGCTTCTTTGCTAACCGTGAGCTAGCAAGCATTGCTGGCAGAAAAGGTGGTTCAACATCTCGTAGAGGTAAAGCACGACTAACTAACGTAATAGGAGATCGGTAATGAATAACAAGAACAAAAGCAAATATCTACTAGCAGCCATAGTGGTTACAGTATTGTCAATGACACTAGCTGTATCAATAGCCACGGCCAGCAGCGTACCGCCAGCAGCTAACTTGCAGAGCAAACCAAACAACCTACAGCCTGCTAGCAAAGGAATCGACCTACAACCAGCAACAACCAAGTCACTACAGGGTAACTAACATGGATGAGAAGGTAGAAATACCTGACGATGTAGACCAAGTAGTAAATTACATCTTTGGCCAAGTCCAAAGTTACCCTAAAGACTGGAACGGTACGAATGTAATCAAAGAACGCATTGAAGCCCTTATACAGTCTGCTCTGATAGAGGAGCTAGAGAAGCTTTACTCAACGATTGGTCAAACGGGTGACTACATCGCAGAGATAGAAGCACTACCACACGAACTCAAGGCTAGAATCAAGGAACTAACTAACACTAAGGAGAAGTCATGAGCTGGACTGTAGAGATGGCTGAGACAACATGCTTTTATTGTCGTCAAAAGTACAAGGTAAAAGACGAAGTTACAACTGACCACTATAACGGCGAGCCTATATCCATGCACGTTAAATGTCGCCCTGAGGAACCCATAGACACCCTAGATGACCTCGAAGGTAAATTAAAAGAAATAATTAGTATTGTTGCTGTCGAAAGAGCAGGTGCTCAATATTTCTCTGGTACTCCTGAGTGGTATGACTATGTTATAGCCCAAATCGAAGAAGTACTCTCACAAAGAGAAGCAGAGATTAGAAAAGATGCACAGCTAGAGATACTAAGAGGCTTCCGAAGACGTGATTTTTCACTAGGCGCAATGTACGAAACAGCAGTTTTAGAACGAATAGCAAAGCTTGAGTCAGGTACAGCAGATACTACTGGGGGTAAGAAATGAGCATTAAGCTTAACAGTTCTGGTACTGGCCTAGAGATAGGTGAACTGTATCATGTATATGGTTGGAACTTTAAGGCTCAGTTCATACTTGAATCAATCACTGGTAACATTGCTACACTCAAATACCCAAAGCGAAACAAAAGAACTCATGCTCCAGTAGACAAGCTTTTCTATGCCAAGCGTACGAGGAGTCGAGTCAAAGGGCATATAAGGAATCAGCTAGCCCAGAGTGCAGATACTAAGGAGGAAACGGAATGAGTGATTTTGTAAAAGAATTAGAAGGATTGATTAACAAGTATTCGTTAGAAAATGGGAGCAACACCCCAGACTTCATACTGGCTCAATACCTGGCCGAGTCTCTTGGCGCATTTAACCGTTCGGTCGTAAGGCGAGATAAGTGGTATAAGTTCGACCCTTGGGACAAGGATAACTCCTTAAATTCAAAACAGCTATCTTAACAGGCGATAAACAGGAGTTTGAAACCGCGGAGTCTACTGGAGAAGGAACACAGGAGTAGAATAATAATTGACCTGGGTATAATATCAGTCCATCCCTCGGATTTAGTCAATAAACTGCCTCGCCAAACATATTGAGCGATCATGTACTGTTTGGCCGATGAGTATAATAATTTACAATCTCTTTAATTTATTAGTGCTATTCTTCGGCCATACTGTTTGCTTAAAAACGAACAATATGCGAACATAATAGATATGAAACATATAACCACACAGGAAAGCGAGTAATGCAATGGCTCTACTTGTTACCAAAGAGAATAGGCCTGTATTTGTAACAGCTGAACAAGCTGCTGCTTTGTGGTTGGTTAAAACAGGTGAACGCAAAGGTACACCTACTACTAAGAAGAAAGCTAACTCTATTGCTAAGTGGTTCTTAAACTATGCTAATGCTCCTCGCTCTTGGAAGGCACTAAACCCACCTGAACGTGATGATAGGTATAGTAAACGTGAAGCACTTGCTGATCAGTTACGTTTACCGTATCGTAACTAGTAATGAAGACCTCTAGTACTAATTCAACATTACAGTATTGTGTTAAGTGTCAGAGGCATACACCTCATCAAACTATTGTCCAAGCATATGCTAGTGCATGTACAGTATGTGGACAGTGGACTAATCAGCTAATGAGACTACAAGCAGAACAGTTTACGTTTAATGCTCCTGATGGTACTGAGGCTATTGTTGTGGCTAATGATCCAGAGTCAGTAACTTTCTATGTACCTAGTGGCGAACACATGGGTTATTACCATCATGATAAGCGTACGGGCAAGAATAGAATTGCTGCTGGCTAATCCTTATGGTATAACTTAGACATTATGGGTAAAACAAAAGAGCCAGCTATAGGCCAGACACCTAGAACTCGTAAAGCTGTTGGTAGACCGCCTAAGCTTTCTCCGCTTGATAGAGCAGTAGTGTACGAGGCATTCAATGCATATATTGAGAATGAAGAGGATCCCACTATTGTAGGCTTTTGTGCTTGGAATGACACAGCAATATCATATAAACTAACAAAAGACAATATGTACGATTGGTCTGAGTTTTCCGAACTAAGAAAGAGAGCGATCGAAAAACAAGAGGCTAATTTACTCAAAAAAGCAGGTAATGGTAGTTATAACGCTACCATTGCAATCTTTAGACTTAAGCAGCCACAACATGGTTATAGTGATCGTGTTGATAGTGATATTACATCTAAGGGTGAACAACTTGGTCAAGCTATCTCACCTGAACAAGCTGCCCAGCTCCTTAAGCTGAGGGCTGAACGTGCCAGCAGTTGATGCTGATATATACAGAGATACTGCAGTAAATGGTAGCTTTGCTGAGTATTGTGTACTGGTTGATAACCGTTATCAAATGGAATGGTTCCACAAGCATATTGCTCACAGGTTAGAGGATGGTCTTAAGAGACTAGAGCGTGGTGAGAACGTTAGGCTAGCTATATTCATGCCACCTCGTCATGGTAAGAGTGACCAGGCTACGCAGAAGTTTCCTAGCTTTGCACTTGGTAAGCATCCCGACTGGCCTATCATGACTTCTAGTTATTCAGATGAACTGGCTACTGACTTTGGTATGCTTACCCGTAACATTATGCAGAGTGAAGAGTACCGAGCCATGTTTAAGACAAGGCTACGTACTGATGCTAAAGCTAAAGGTAAATGGATAACTGAAGAGGGTGGCAGCTATACAGCTATTGGTGTTGGTGGTGCATTAACTGGTCGTGGCTTTAAGATAGGTATCATTGATGACCCCTTTAAGAACCGTGAAGAGGCAGACAGCCCGGTAGTACGTGAGTCACGCTATAACTGGTATCGCTCAACCTTCTACACCCGTCAGGAAGGTGCCAGCATGATTGTATTGATCCTTACTCGTTGGCACGAGGATGACCTAGCTGGACGTATTCTTAAAGATGCAGATAATGCTAAGAATAATGGTGACCCATATGATGAGTGGGAAGTCATTGAGTTTAAGGCCTTAGCTATTGAGAATGATGACTATCGTAGTGAGGGTGAGGCATTATGGCCAGCTAAGTTTAACAGAGAGAAGCTACTAACTATGAAGCAGGCAATGGGACCATACGAGTTCAGTGCCTTGTATCAACAGACTCCAGTAGATGAAGAGAAACGTAAGTTTAAGCAG